TCTCGTATTCGACGTCGCGCCTCGACGGTCGCCGTCCTTCCGCGTTCTGCGCGGACGAGGTCGGAGCTCTGCCGGTCTCATATCCGATCGAGGCGATGAGATCCGGGCAGGTCGACGTTCAGAACAAGCTCGGCTTCATCATCTCGACGAAGTATCCGACGATCGACAATCCTTTCGAGGACGAGGTCTCCTACGCGAAGAAAGTCCTCGACGGGCTCGAAAAGGACGAGACTGTCTTCGCTCTGCTTTATGAACCGGACGAGACGACCGGGTGGGAGACGAACGACCTCATTCTGAAGCAGGCAAATCCCGCGGCTCTTGAAAATCCCGAGATATGGCTCGACCTTCTTCAGAAGCGAGCGCTCGCGATCGCGGTCGAGTCGAAGCGCGAGAACTTCGTCACCAAGCATTGCAACATCATCTACCAAGGCCAGGGGACGTCGACATATATCGACGTCAAGGACGTTCAGAAGTGCCGCGCCGCGAAGATCGACTGGAGAGGGCGCGTCTGCTACGTCGGTGTCGACCTCTCGGAGACGAACGACAACACGTCCGTCTCGCTCGTCTCGGTCGACGAGGACGACAACATTCTGTTTGACTCCTGGGCGTTCATTCCGGAGGGCAGGATCGAGGAGAAGACCGCCGCCGAGAAGGTCAACTACAGAGAACTCATGCGTTCGGGGCACGTCATCGCGTGCGGAGACCGCACGATCGATTACGGAGTGATCGAGGACTTTATTTTCGATCTGCCGAAGAAGCTCGGCGTCGAAATACAAGCGATCGGCTACGACCGGTGGAACGCGCTGTCCACGGCTCAAAAACTCGAGCGCGGACGACATGGCGATCCCGAGAAAGAAGATCAAGACGGTTTTAACTGCGTCGAGATCCGTCAGCACTCGTCCGTTCTTCATCCGCCGACGAAGCTGCTCAGAGAGAAGATCCTCAACGGCGAGGCTCGGTACGAGAAGAACGTCATGCTCGAGATCAACTTTCAGAACGCGCGCTGCACGTTCGACACGAACATGAATCAGTACGTCACCAAGAAGAAGTCAAAAGGCAAGGTCGACATGGTCGTCGCACTCATCAACGCCATGTACCTCGCGGAACAGGACTATTTTTTAAATCAGATGGATTTTGCAATTCAAGTTATTTAAAGGGGGGATTGAATGGCAATCCGCGATTGGTTTCGTGGTAGAACGCGAGACCAGACCGACACGACGGAGATCACTCCTCCGATATCCGACCCGCTCCTCGAAGCGCTGATCAGAGGCGAAACGATCACGCGCGAGAAGGCGCTCACGCTTCCCGCGGTATCCGGAGCGGTCGACTTTATTTCAAACGCGATCGCCTGTATGCCGGTCCGGCTGCACAAGATAAAGGGCGATGGAAGAATCTCGGTCGTCGAGAACGATCCGCGAGTCGCGCTGCTTAATAACGACACGCACGACACACTCGACGCCCATCAAATGAAGAAGGCGGTCGTCGAGGACTATCTCCTCGGCAAGGGCGGCTATATCTTTATCAACCGCTATGGGAACGACGTCGAAAGTCTCAACTACGTCGATGAAAGATATATCGCCGTCGAACGGTACTATCATCCGATCTTCAAGCGTTATCGTATTTACGTCGCAGGCTATTCAAACAATTCCGACGGAAGGCTTGGGTATTACGAGCCTTGGCAGTTTATTAAGCTCCTGCGCGACACGAAGGACGGAGCTTCCGGGCGCGGCGTCATCGAAGAGGTCTCGAAGGCGCTTGAAACGGCGTATCAGACGCAGCTCTATCAGCTCGGTCTCGTCAAGACCGGCGGAAACAAGCGAGGCTTCATCAAGTCGCAAAAACGGCTGACCGAGGACGCGATGAACGCGCTGAAGGCGGGATGGGCGAAGATGTATCAGAACGACTCCGAGAAGGTCGTCGTTCTGAACGACGGTCTTGAATTTCAGGAGGCGTCGCGCTCGTCCGTTGAGATGCAGCTGAACGAGTCGAAGAGAACGCTCCAGGAAGAGATCAACTCAGTCTTCCACATCTATCCGGACGACTTCGACCGAACATTCAAGGAGGCGATCTATCCGGTCGTCAAGGCGTTCGAGACCGCGCTCAACCGCGATCTGCTTCTCGAGAGGGAGAAGGGGAAGAAGTACTTCGCGCTCGACGTGAAGGAGATCATCAAGGCGGCTCTGAAGGAGCGGTACGAGGCGTACAAGCTCGCGAAAGAGACGGGATTCATCTCCGTGAACGAGATCCGACGCATGGAGAACATGGACTGGATCGAAGGGCTCAACGTCGTCAACGTCGGACTCGGAGCCGTTCTGTACGATCTCGACACGCATAGCTATTACACGCCGAACACCGACACGGTCTCAACGCCTGGCGACGAGACGCCGACGGAAACGCCGGAGGCCGAGGCTGAAGCGGACAAAGAAAACGCGATGATCGAGGGGCATATCGAAGCCGAGGAGTTCGACGCTTCGGGAAACTCATCGAGCATCTGAAAGGAGGGTAGAGTATGGACATTATTCTCCGAGACGACAGTATAGAGATCGACGGCTACGTGAACGCGGTCGAGAGACTGTCAAACAGAATCAGGGAGCGAAACGGCGAGACGTTCCGCGAGCGCATCAAGAAGGGAGCGTTCAAGCGCTCGATGGCGCTTCGTCCGAACGTCGACCTGCTGTTGAATCACAGCGCAGAGCGCAGACTCGGCGGCACCGTCGACGGAACGCTTGAGCTCCGCGAGGACTCTATCGGTCTTCACGCTCACGCGATCGTGAGAGACGCCGAAGTGATCGAGAAGGGCCGCGACGGAAAACTCGTCGGATGGTCATTCGGATTCTACGACGGCGACAGAATCGACCGATACGAAGAACGCGGCGAGAAAATCCGCGACGTTTACGACCTCGACTTCTTCGAGGTCTCACTCCTGGATAACACGCGAAAGCCTGCATACGACGGAACGCTCGTCAACGTGCGCGAAGAAGGTCAGGCGAACTATGGCGACGTTCTCGAGGATGTTCGCATCCGCGACGAGCGCACGCCGGAACCGGCAGAGCCGGAAAAAGAACTCGATTATTCAGAATTCGATAATCTCATCAAAAACTTGAAGGGGGAAAACTAAATGAGAAAAGAAATCGCTGAGAAGAAGAACGATCTGATCGCTGAAGCTGAGAAGATCGGAGAGACCGCAAAGACCGAAAAGAGAGAACTCACGGATGAAGAAATGAAAAGAGTCCGCGAGATCAAAGCAGAGGTCGACGCGATCAACGAGAGGGCCGCAGCTGAAGACGAGATCTTCGAACTCGGCAAAGAAAAGGTCGACTCTAAGAAGTCCGAGGAGCATCACCGCGATGACGGCGGCAAAGCAGAGAAGGACGAGAACGGAATCGATCCTCATGAGCGCGCAGCATTCGAGAATTACATCAGAGGCTTCGTCGCTCACGAAAGAGCAGGCGAGCTCACGCCTTCGACGAATCCGAAGTCCGGCGGCGCTCTGATCCCGACTACGATCGTAAACTACATCATCCGCAAGGTTTACGACATCTGCCCGATCCTTGAAAGATCGCAGAAGTACAACGTCAAAGGCAAACTCGACGTTCCGTTCTATCCTGCTGACAGCAACAAGATCAACGTCGCATACGCGACCGAGTTTACGGCGCTGACGAGCTCCTCCGGCGCGTTCGACACGGTCGAGCTTTCCGGCTTCCTCGCAGGCGCTCTGACGAAGATCAGCCGTTCGCTTATCAACAACGTCGACTTCGACCTCACCGGCTTTGTGGTTGACGAGATGGCTTACGCTATCAAGAGATTCATCGAGCACGAGTGCCTCGTCGGTACGTCCGGCAAGGTCGCCGGCCTTTCTACGCTGACGAACGGCATCACCGCCGCCGCAACGAACGCGATCACCGCAGACGAGCTCATTCAGCTTCGCGACAGCATAAAGGACGAGTTCCAGCAGAACGCAATCTGGATCATGAGTCCCGCAACGAGAACGGCTTGCCGCCTTCTCAAGGACAACATGGACAGATACCTTCTCCAGGACGACATCTCTCTGCCGTTCGGAACGTCGATCCTCGGCAAGCCGGTTTACGTTTCCGACAACATGCCCGACATCGCGGCAGGCAAGGATGTCATCTATTACGGTGACCTTCGCGGTCTCGCGACGAAGTTCTCCGAGGACATCAACATCGAAGTTCTCAGAGAGCGCTTCGCGGATGAGCACTGCATAGCTTGCATCGGATGGCTTGAATTCGATTCCGCCGTAATCGATGAGCAGCAGCTCGCGAAGCTGACGATGAAGGCTTCTTGATGAGAATCGAAGCACTTAAGACGTTCGCCGGAGTCGTATCGATGAGACGCGGATCCGTCCGCGACGTCGACGACGAGACCGCTGCAGCGCTGATCAAGGCGAACTACGCGAAGGCCGTCGAGCCCGAGAAGGCTCCGGCAAAAAATAAAACGGCAAAGAAAAAATGAAACGGAGGCGATGAGCCGTGAAGAACATCAGCAAGGTCAGCGACGTCACTTATCAGGACGTCGCCGACTACCTCCGTCTCGGGGAGCTCGATCTTGACGACATGAACACGCTCAAGACCGAGATCTCCGTTGCAAAATCGTACATATCCAACTACACCGGCCTCGAGTCGCTTGACGACTATCCCGATCTCGTGATCGTTCTGCTTATTCTCTGTCAGGATATGTGGGACAACAGGGCGCTCTACGTTGACAAGACGAACCTGAACGCGACGGTCGAATCTATACTCGGCCTTCATGCGAGGAACCTCTTATGATCAACGCGGGGAAGTACTCACACAAGATCGAGATCTTCAGAGTCCGGACCGAGCGCGACTCGTCGGGCTTCCCGGTCACGGTCAAGACCTCCGTTCTGAGAACGTACGCGGCGATCAAGACGACGAAGGGCATCACTCTCATCCGGAACGACACGGACTTCGAGAAGGCGTGGACGAACTTCACGATCCGATTCCCGAAGGTCGCGATCGACCGCGACATGGTGATCGAGTTCCGGGGCAAGACGTACGAGATCCTGTATCTCAACAACGTCGACGAGGCCTCGGTCGAACTTGAGATCCAGGCGAAGGAAGTGACGCACTAATGGCGAAATTCATGCTCGAATTGCCGACCGCGGATATGAAGGATTTTGAAAAAATCCTCAAAAATACGGACGACATTTTCGGAGCTATGACTCGGGCCGGAGCACAAGTCGTTCGCGACGAGATCGCAGGCAGGCTTCCGAAGGCGGAGATGATCCGAGGCTTGAGAATCTCGCGGACGTATCGCACGCCGTCCGACGGCGGCATCAATACCAAAGTTTATATCTCCGGCTATTTGCCGTTCAAAGGGAATCGAAAGTATTTCGCTCGACGCGGCAAACAAGGCGGAAAGGTCTACAAAACGACCGAGGGCGTACCTCTCGATTTTCTCGCGAATCTGTACGAATACGGACGGTCAGACCCTAAATGGCAAAAGAAACCGTTTCTTCGTAAGTCGTTCGGCCAGAAGGACAAGATCGAGAAGGCAATGCTCGAAGAACAGAAAAAAGCAAGCGGAGGGCTGTTAAGTGACTGAAAACATAAATGAAATAATTGAGTCTACCTTTAACGGCTTCTCCGTTGGCGGTACCGAAATTCCCGTCCGTTTCATGTACTATTTCGGGCACGGCGAGCCTTACGTAGTCTATTCGCAGGCCGACGCAGACTCGTCGCTCTCCGGCGACAACGAACTTCTCGCATACGCGGAATACTACGACTTCGACGTCTACTCGAAGGGCAACTTCCTTCCGATCGTCGAGGCGGTGAAGGCAAAACTGATTGCGGCGGGCTTCTTTTTCGAGCCGTCGCGATCCTCGGAGGATATGTACGAGCCCGATACGGGCTACTTCCACAAGACTTTAAATTTTCAGTATTTGAAAGGAGTATAACAATGGCAAAGATAGGACTTGAGAACTTCCTTTACGCCGTTGCTACGGTCAACCCGGCGACCGGCGCTATCACTTACGGCGGCGCGAAAAAGCCCGGCAAGGCGGTCTCGTTCAACATGACTGTCAATAAGGCGGACGCGACTCTCTACGCTGACGACGGTCTCGCAGAGAGCGACGACGCCGTCACCGGCGGCGACATCACGCTCGGCATAGACCGCTATGACCTCACAACTATGGCCGAGATCCTCGGTCATACGATCACCGAGGGAGAGGTCGTCGACAACACGGCGGACGTCGCACCTTACGTCGGTCTCGGCCGCATCACGCCTCTGATGGTCGATAATCAGAGAAAATTCAGAGCGACGATCCTCGCGCTCTGCCAGTTCTCCGAGCCCGATGACTCGGATACGACGAGGGGCGAGACGGTCGAGTTCGGCACGTACGAGATTCCCGGCAAGCTCATCATTCCCACAAACGGCGAATGGAGAAAACGCCAGGTCTTCGACACGGCGGCAGCGGCGGCGGCTTACATCACGAGCGCGTTCGCGGCTCCGAATCCCTGACCACAAACGTCGGGCGGACGGTCTTCCGTCCGTCCGATAATTTTTTTAAAGAAATAAAAAGGAGCGAATGAAATGAAAGATATAAACGGAAAGATCCTTTTTAAAGGCGAGGAGTACACGCTTGTCTTCAATCTAAACGTAATGGAAGCGATCCAGGAAGAGTACGGTTCCGTCGCGAAATGGGGCGAGATGGCGTTCGACACCGAAGAGCCCAAGATTAAGCCGCTGAAGTTCGCGTTCGCGCTCATGGTCAACGAAGGGATCGAGATCGAGAACGAAGACCGCGGGACGGCAAGACCGTTGATCACGGTCAAGCAGGCGGGAAGAATGATCTCCGAGATGGGGATCGAGAAAGCAGCAGAGACGATCGGCAGTCTCGCCGTCGCATCTGCCGGAGACGACTCAAAAAACGAGTGATCCCCGACGACGCGGAGGACGACACGATCGACTTCGCGTTCTACTACTTCGTCGGGGCGGCTAAACTGAACTTGACGTTTAAACAGATCGGGCGGCTTACGGTGCGAGCCTTCAACCGCCTGTACAAACATTATAAAGACAACTGGAGCCTCGAGATGCGCATGACTCACAGAAACATGACGTACGACGAGCTCGAACGAAAGGCTCGCGAAAACGAAGACCTTTTTTAAGGAGGCGATTCAATGGCCGGTTTCGGCGGCGCGGTAAAACTGACAGGCGAGGACGCTTATAGGGCCGCGCTTAAAAAGATCACGCAGAATCTGAAAGAAGTCTCCTCGGAGATGAAGCTCGTCTCGTCGCAGTACGACAAGAACGATAAGTCCGAGGCCGCTGTTGAGGCGAAGACGAAGGCGCTCTCCGCCGCTTATGTAGAGCAGCAGAAAAAGCTGTCGCTCATGGCGACGGAATATCGGAAACTGACGTCAGAATATGCGGAGCAGACGAAGAAGCACGACGCTCTTGTCAGCTCTTATAATAATGAAAAAAAGACACTTGACGAAATAGAAAAAGAGCTCGGTCAGTCGTCCGACGAGTACAAGGAACAGAAAAAGGTCGTAGACGAGCTCGAAAAACAAGTCCGCGAATCGACGGCGGCGCAGGACGCAAACGAAAAGTCGCTCTCGCAAATGCGGATCGAGATGAATAAAGCACAGACCGAGGTCAACAAGACTGCGCGAAAAATCGACGAGCTCGGCAAAGAAGAAGACGGCACGACGAAAGACACTAAAGAGCTCGGCGAATCGATAAAAGAATCCGGAAATGCGGCGGAAAAGTCTGAAGGCGGATTTACTGTCATGAAGGGCGCACTTGCAAGCCTTGTCGCTGACGGCTTTCGCTTGGCGATTGACGCCGCGAAAAAACTCACGACGGTGGTCATTAACGCCGGACAAGCTGCCGACGAACTCAACACTACGTCGAAGCAGTCGGGCTTTTCGACGGAAATGCTGCAAAAGTTCAACTACGCGGCGGAACTGATAGACGTAGACACCGAGACTATCATCAGCGCGGCTCGGAAGATGAAGAAGAACATGACCTCCGAGAATGCGGACACGGTCGAGGCGTTTGAGAAACTCGGCGTATCGGTCAGAGATTCGAACGGCGAATTGAGAGACTCGGAAGCGGTATTCTTTGAAGTCGTCGAAGGGTTGAGCAGAATATCGAATGAAACCGACAGAGACACGACCGCTATGAAGCTGTTCGGCAAAGGCGCGGACGAACTCGCTGGCATAATCGACGACGGAGGCGAAGCGTTTCGGGAATACGGCAAAGAAGCGGAAGATCTCGGTTTAATACTTGGGCAGGACACGCTTGACGCGGCAAACGACTTCAACGACTCGATTGACAAGATTAAGTCAACGGCAAAAGGAGCGTTCTCGGCTGTCGGGTCGGAAATCGCTAAAGAACTGATGCCGTTTGTCGAGAGAGCGCAGAAAAAGATACAGAGCTTCGTTAAGTCCGAGGATTTTCAAGACTTTAAGAAGAAGGCGGTAGACGCTATCGGAACGGTCTTCAAAACTATATATAACTTGTTTATCTTTGTCAAAGATAATTGGCGACCTATCGTCACGGCTCTCGCAGCTATTGCCGCAGGGCTCGTCGCGTTCAAGGTAGCAAGCGTAATAGCCGCCGTCGTGACGTCGATACACGGATTCATCACGAGCATAAAGGCGGCCGAGGGCGCGATGGCGCTCTTCAACTCGACTGCGGCGTTCAGTCCGTTTGCGCTCATCGCCGCGGGTATCGCGGCAGTCGTCGTCGGGCTCATAGCGTTCACGTCGTCAGCAAAGGACGCGAAGACGGCGACGGAAAAGTATATCGAGGCTCAGGACGTCTTTATAAACAAAGGCAAGGAAGTCACGGACTCCATCCGCGACAGTATCGATGCTTCTGCTGAGCAGGCGGCGGCGCAGGTCGCGAACGTGGACTATGTCGAGAAGACCGTGCTTCCTCAGCTCGAAGACTTGATCGACGCGAACGGCGAGGTCAAGAAAGGCGAAGAAGAACGCGCGGCTTTCCTCCTCGGTCAGTTTAATGAGGCTATGGGCACGGAATACGACTCGATCAAAGATCTCGTCGACGAGAACGGCAAGCTGAAGGATAGCATATACGACGTCATCGAAGCGCGTAAAGCTGACATATACCTCTCAGCGTACAAGGACGAATTCGAGGCGGCTCTCGGAGCTCAGAACGATCTGAACGACGCATACGCCGCGTCCGCGCTTAAGGTCGCCGAACTTGAGAGGGAGTACGACAAAGCTCTCACCGCGACCGCGGAGAAGTACGGCGTGACCGCGGAACAAATCAAGGAGTACCTCGATGACGAATCTGCATGGTACTCCGAGACCGGAATTGGTCTCGACGAAATGACGATGTACGCCAGACTCGCGATGGGCGAGGTAAATGAAAACCTGAAGGCGGCCCGCGAAGAGTTTGACGCGACGGAGGCGAATGTTCAGAGCAACACGCGCCTGATCGAGACCTACAACGGCGCCCTCGCCGCTGCCGCGAAGGGCGACAGCGAAGCGGTCATCGCCGCGCTCGAGAACTACTCCGGCGCGTTTATTACCGCGAAGAGCGTCATGCAGAAAACGACGGAGGAGCAGCAGTCGATCCTCAAGGAACAGGTGATCCGGACGCAGGTCGCGTACCGCTCGCTCGTCGAGACGAACCTCCGGTCGTGGAATCAGATGACCGACGATCAGAAGAAGTCGGCGATCGATCAGCAGAACCTCGCTCGTCAGAGGGCGACCGAAGCGCTCGCCGAATTTGAAAAGGTCGGCGGCAACATGACGAAGGGAACGGCTCGAGGCGTCACCGGAAGCACGTACGTTCTCGACGCGGCGACAGAGGCGACGGTCAGAAGCGCGGTCGAAGCCGCGACCGGCGTCGCAAGGTCAGCGCAGGGAACCGGCGAGATGATGGCGAACGGTCTGATCTTCGGATTCGAGACGAAGGCGGCCGACCTCGTCCAGACCGCGAAGAACATGGTCTCGGCGGCAGTCAACGGGATGAAGAACATTCTTCAGATACATTCTCCGTCGAAGGTAACCGAGGAGCTCGGCGAATACTTCGGAGAGGGCTTCGCGATCGGTATCGACGAGTCTGCGCGTGAAGCGCAGAACGTTGCGAAGGAGCTCTCACAGAGCACGGTCAACGCGCTGCGTTCTCCGAAGATCAAGTCGAGCAAAGCCGCGCGCGGCGAAAACATGGTCGATTCATTCAAAGAGGCACTCGCCGAGATGAAGATCGAACTTGACGACCGCGTCGCCGGAAAGTTTGTCGAAAGGACGGTCGCGCGCGCGATATATTGATGACTATGCGTAACACTATCACGATTAACGGAATTTCTTCCGCGACAATCACGGGGCTCATCATCCAGGAGCTGCCGCCGATCCAGAAGCCGCTCATGCGGACGGATATCGAAGAGATCGACGGGAGACCGGGCGACGTCGTGACGAAGCTCGGTTATTCGGCATATGACAAGCCCTTCTCGGTCGGTCTGTCGAGGGGATACGACGTGGACGAGGTGATCGCGTTTTTCGCGCAGAGCGGGACGATCACGTTCTCGAACGAACCCGACAAGATCTATCTGTTCGATCAGCTCGAACAGATAGACTTTGAACGCCTCGTCCGCTTCCGGACGGCGAAGGTGACCGTACACGTGCAGCCGTTCAAATATCCGGTCAGCGAGACTCCGGTCACGGGCTCGACCGCTCCGCTTATCGTCGCGAACGTCGGGAACGCTCCGTCAGCTCCGAGCTACACGTTCAGAGGAAGCGGCGCCGTTGCGGTCAGCCTGGACGGGTATCAGATACTTCAGCTCTCACTCGGCGAGGATGACGAAATCACGATCGACGTCTCGACGATGGACGCGACCGGCGGAGGCATCCTCCGGAACCGTTCGGTCGTGGGCGATTATTCGCTCATGGCGATGAACCCCGGCGTCCACCGGGTGACGTGGACAGGCTCGGTCACGGGCGTCGAAATCACTAACTATACGAGGTGGATCTGATGAGAATAGAACGAATCGACGCCGTTTTCGACGGCGATAACGTATCGAAAAAGATAAAGCTCTACGTCGACGAAGAGTGGAGAACGCTCTCGGTCTATTTGTATTTCGTCCCGGTCGTCGGCGACGAGGTATACACGACTGCGAATCCGATCACGCTTGACGAGAACGGCGAGGCCGAGTACCTCATCCCCGGAGACGTCCTCAACGGAGAGGGCGTTTTCGGCGCGCAGATCGTCTGCATCGACACGAACGGGACGGAGATCGCAAAGAGCGCGATATATACCGACGAGTGCGGTCAGTCCATAGACGATACGTCCGCCGTTCTTCCGACGGGCGAGGTCATAACGCTCGCACAGCTTTTCGCAAAGTTTGACTCTCTGACCGCGTCCGAGGTCGGCTACGTTGACACAGAGGAGATAGGTGTCGATAATGTACAGGATGCTATCGACTACGCTCTGACTCATGGCGGTGGAGGCTCGATACCGACGTACACGTTGAGATGGGACGATAATCCGGCACAGTACAGAGAGTACAACATCAGCGAGGTCAACAGATTCCGTGATAAGTCTGTCGGCTCTTATGAGCTCTATCTTCAGATGGGTGTTACCGACACGAGAATCGAAGTTTATGAGATTCGCGGCAGCATCGGCGGTACGTTGACCATGTTTTTCCGAGGGTCATGGAACGGCGAACAAGAACGGATTTATCGCATCATCTGCGGAACTACAGCAGAGTCTTACGAACAGACGAGCTATGTTCTCCCCGACTCAACCTTCGACGCATCGAGCCTCGCGGCACCGTCTATGTTCGGAACTGCGGAGTATATCGATGAGAGAATCGGCACTACGGGCAACCTCGATCCCGACTCTTACGCTTCGGCAAGTGATGTCGAGGCTATCGAGTCGGTGATTCCCTCGGCGGCGTCGGCACAGAATCAGTTAGCGGACAAGGCTTATGTCGCAACAGAATTAAGCGGCAAACAAGACACGCTGACCGAGGCAGAACAGAGCGCGGTTGACTCTGGAATAACGAGCGCAAAGGTTTCGGCATATGACGCTCATGTCGCAGACACTACGATCCATGTCACATCAGCCGACAAGACTGCATGGAATGCGAAGTACGACAAGCCTTCAAATGGTATTCCGTCAAGTGATATGACGAGCGCGGTGCAGACTTCTCTCGGACTCGCTGACACGGCACTTCAATCCGTTCCGAGTGGGTATGCGACAGAGACTTATGTCGATACTGCGATAGATGCGGCTATTGGAAACGCGATAGGAGGTAGTTATTAATGCCGAATGTTCACACTACACTAACTTCATTATTCTCGGCAATAGCAAACGCTATCCGAGGCAAGACGGGAAGTTCCGCACAGATTGTCGCAGATGATTTTCCCGACGCGATTGATGCTATTCCTACGGGCACTCCTCTCCCTGCTCTCACCGATCCAGCCTCCGCCTCGGACATCCTCGACGGAAAAGAGGCAATAGATGGGCAGGGGCAAGTGCTGACGGGAACGCTTGTTCCGCCTGTTGATACGGGCGCGAATGGACTTTATAAGGCGATGATACAAGGCGAAATAACAAGTATAAATGACAGCACTTTAACATCAGCACAAAACTTTGCGCTGACAGGTATGCAGTCTGTAATATTTAAAGAAGCAACAAGAGCGCGCTCACCAGCAAGTGTTACTGCATTGCAGACATATATTGTTCCTAAACTTGCAGCATTTGAAACAAGAATGTTTAGTGGCTGCACAAACCTTAAAAATGTATGGTGTCCCATTGCAACAGGGGCAAAGGGGGCGGGACATACTGGTAATCAAAGATTGTTTTTATCGTGTAGTAAAATAGAGCATTTATATTTAGGTGGTTGGGAATATATAGGATATTGGGCTTTTGACGGTGCAAGCAGTCTCAAGTCATTGACGTTTGATAACCTTATGACATTTAGTAATCAAGGTGGCGCTCCAGCAATAGAAACTTTAATTATAAGAAAATCAGATACGACGCTCCAGGTTAAATCAGCATTGACGGGAACAAAAATTGCAAGTGGTGAAGGTTATATATATGTCCCAGCCGCGGATGTATCAAGTTATCAAGCACGAACGAATTGGACTACTTACGCAAATCAAATTGTTGGTATAGACGAAGATACAACTTGCGCTGTCGGACAAACATTCGTGCCGACAACAACTGCTACAGGCATAGACCATTGGGATATGGTCGATTTACAGAGTTATTCTGCCGGTACAGTAGACACAACAAACGGCTCGATAACACCGACACATGACGGACGTTTGCTGATAAGAGGACTTGATGCAAACGACGAAATCGTACACGTTACTTATCTACAAATCGGTACAGGCTTTGATGAGGAGGCGAATCTAGCGTGATAGTTAAAGAGATAATCGCAGATAAAGGCATACAGTATGACTACGCTTATTCCGATGCAGGCTATAAGATAGAGCGCGACGGAGTGCAGTACGCAGATGCAGTCGATCCTCTCGGAAGTGGCAGAGTCTACACCGAAACTGACATTCCGATAGAGCCTATCGAGCAAGACGAGCCTTCCGACGAGGCAACGGAGGCTGACTACATCAACGCGCTACGCGAATTGGGGGTGAATACCAATGAAGAAGAAAACGCTTGAGTCGAGAGTCACAGAACGCACAGATAAAGAGACGAGGACTCTTCAGCTTATCTTCGATATCTTGAATAAAGGTCAGACTAAAAAAGTCTTGAAGAATGACGAGGTCAGAGCAGAGGTCGAGAGGCTCAATATAGAGGTCAAGGAATGATAAAACTATTCACCGATCCGACGACGACGGTCTTCGACACAAACGGCGACAAGATACTTCTCCCGACGTTCGCAAACGTACATAAAGGCGACAATGACGAGTTCTATCTCGAACTCGAACTTCCGCTTGAGTATCTGAACTATATCTCGTCGGGCGCGATCATCGTCTGCAATACTCCGCAAGGCGACCAGCCGTTCCGAGTATGGAACGTCGACAAGACGAAGCGGAAAATAAAGGTCAAAGCATGGCACGTCTACTATGACGCGCAGAATCTTCTTATTGAGGACTCCTACGTCGTCGATCAGAACTGCAACGCCGCGCTGGATCATCTCAACTCGGCAACAACGCCGAGTTCTCCGTTTTCAACGCTCTCGGACGTCGGGACAGTCAACTCGTTCAGATGCGTCCGTCAGTCGCTCGCCGAAGCTATCGAGACCGTCATTGAACGGTGGGGAGGACATCTCGTCCGCGACGGTTTCGACATCGAAATCAGAACGGCGATCGGCGAGGATCGCGGCGTCACGATCAGATATGCAAAGAATCTTCGCGATATATCCGTCGAGGAGTCCTGGGACGACGTCGTGACGAAGCTCCTCCCCGTCGGAAACGACGGTCTGACGCTTCCCGAGGTATTCGTCGAGAGCGAGATACAATATGCGACGCCGTTCTGCAAAACGGTCACGTTCGATCAGAACATCGAGCAGGACGCTTTTACTGACGAGAACGGAAACTTCGACGAGGCGGCATACACGGCCGCGCTCGTCGCCGACCTGCGCCAGCAGGCGCAGAACTACGTCGACGTCTATTCGACGCCTCGCGTCAACTATACGCTTGCGGCGAACGTTGAGAACGTTTCCGACGTCGGCGACACGATAGAGGTCATTGACGAGCGCCTCGGCGTAAACATCATGACGAACGTGATCGCGTTCGATTACGATCCGATCCTCGGCAAGTACACCGAGATCCAGTTCGGAAACTTCCGGAAGAATCTGAACGGCCTGATGTCGACGGTCTCGGCGGAGGCAAGAGCGGCCGCAGACGAATCCGCGCAGGCGGTCAGAGTCACGCTCACGAGCGAGCTGAACGAGGCGACCGCGGCGATCTGGAACGCGCTCGGCTCGTCGTACGTCATATACGAGGGCGACAAAATTCTCGTTGTAGAC